GATGATGAGGAATACGATAAGTTCCTTGAAGACACCAGCAATCCTCAGACGACTGCGGTGGACCTCGGTTCACATTACCTCAAACAAGGGAGAATGCACCGCGTCCCTTTGCAGTCGATTAAGGCATGGCGATATGTCGAATCACTATTCACCTTGAATCCAAACATGGAGATAGCGATTAAAAGGGTGGGGAACTTCCTTGAAATAAGGAGGATAGAGGATGGAATTTCGGAACCCGCTACGGACTGAACACCTAATCCGCGTTCGCAACATCTATCGAAAACTTCGTGCCGAAGAACCAACTCGGTTTGGCGGCTTGCCGATAGGAACTTCGTGGATGCGTATGCGTTATCTCCGAGGTGATACGATTCGAACCCTTGCTACTGCAACGATGGGCGATATTCCAACTCTCTCAATTCATCCGAGAGCATTCGAGTGGAACCAGCCGATTTTTCTCAAGGGTTTGATTCGTCACGAATTAATTCACTTCGTCCTCGGGCCGGAGGCTGGACACGGCGACCTATTCCGCTCAATAGAACAAGGGTGGGAAGACTTCGAAGATTATGTTCACCAACGAAAGAAATTCGTTCGGGCTTTGGAAGTTGGAGCAAGGGCGGACGGCAGACTCCACCGATACGAATGTCCGAACTGCGACAAGGTAATTCTGAAAGGACGGCCATTAAAACCGGAATCGGCTTGCGATGACTGTTGCGGAAAGTTTAATAGTGGGGTTTGGTCAGAATCTTTTGTATTGAGAAAGGTTAAGAAGGTGGGGATAGAGGATGAGAATACAGACGAAGGGTATGCACATGACGCAGAAGATGACCAAGAATGAGATAAAGCAGGCAACACGACAGAAGATAAGAGATTACTTTCTGGCAAATGGTTGCACGATAGACGAGAAGAAAGCGGGCTCGGTGGATTACGAAGCAATCGGAATCTCCGGCTCGAACCAAAGAATCGGCGCGATTTACGGTAGCCGTGGTGGCGCTTGCGCAATATGGGTGAAAGAAGAAGTGTGGGAAGCCTTGCTGGCAAATCACGCTCTCGCTCATTTATTCTCCAAGGAATCCGACCGAAAGGTGACTGATGTGAAGATGTTCGCTCGTGGTTTCCAATGGGCAATCCACTTTTCCGGACTTGAAGATGAGGCTATCATCCCCGTATGCGAGGCGGCATTAAGAGTCGGCTCCGGACGCTGGGAGAGAACTCAGAAGAGAAGGGCAACGGAACTTCGCAGGGCAACCGAGAGGGTTGAGCGCGAAGCCAAAATGGCTGAGAAGCGCCGTGACCCTTGGTCTTGATACTGAAACTCTCAATGTTTCTAATCTCTCAACCAAAAGGTTCTTAAGGGTGGGCCTACTCCCTTAGATTAATGAGTCAAAACATTGAGAGTCATGTGACTAATCTGAGGGGAATCATCCCAAACTTGCCCGCCAAGAGCCAGAATTTTGCTGAGTCGTTGTGCAGGCACTTCGACAAGAAGGGAAGCCTGTCTCCGAAGCAACTGTATTGGGTCGAGAGGCTATACCAAGAGAACAAGACTGGCCAGCGTGCCAGCAAGACCGTGAGGATGGCAAACGAGCCAGCCGAGGTCAAGATTCTCCGAGCCCACGCTCCACTACTAATCAACGCCAAGAATCAGAAGTTCGCTGACGACTTGGTGAGACAATGGGACAACAGGGGATTCATCTCACGAAAGCAACAGTTCTGGCTTGAGAAGTTGGCCGAGATGGCCGCAGAAGCCGCCGCTTCACAACCAGTCGAGGTCGGCTTGACTGGCTACGGTGCAGTCACCGAACTAATCGCACGTTCCGCAAACGAGGCATCCAAGAAATTGAAGGAGCCTTCCGTCACTCTATGGGTCGAGCATGATGGCCACACTCAAGAACTGAGAATCCGCCAGCCCAGCACTCGCAAGAGCGACAGACTGTTCAACCCAGCAGAAGACCTTGTGGTCGAGCAGGTCCAAAGGACAGTCCACGCGACACGAAGCCAGACCTTCCACGGAATCATCAACAAACTTGACGACTCCTACTACCACGCTCAGAACACACCGACATGGATAGTGGACACTCTTGAGGATTTCAAGAACGACCCAATCAGCACGCTTGCTGAAATGGGAAGGATTGCCGGACGATGCACATTCTGTTCCAGAAAGTTAGAGGATGAGCGCTCCACCGCACACGGCTACGGGCCAATATGCGCAAAGAGGTATTCACTTCCTTGGTCCACCAAGACCGCTCGCCCAATCATCCAGCAGATTCACGCCCATGTGAACCTAAAGGCGCTTGAAATCAGACCCGGCGTCTGGGCGGTCATCGACTTGGACACCAACACGATAGTCCAGACTTTCCCTTCAAGAGCCGAGGCCATGTCCTCAGCGGACGAATGGTCTAAGGTGGAGCATCAACCCGAGACTAACTGATGGCAGACGCGCTGACGATTGAGCAGGCCCGAGAAATCGCACTCTATCCCGATAGATGGAGTCAGTATTTCCGCACGATTAACGGCCAGCCATTCTCGCTTGCGGCTCGCCCGTATCTGATTGAGATATATCGCCACTTCACCCCTGCTGGGAAGAACAAGAAAGCGAAAATCATCGTTCTCAAATGTAGTAGGAAGGTCGAGAAGACCGAGACACTTTGCAATCTTCTGATGTATGGGTTGCTCAACATTCCATATTTCAACGCCGTCTATACCGCTCCCAGACAACCGCAGGTAACTCGGTTCGTTGAAGAGAGATTCAATGGCGCACTCATGTCGTCCGTGAACAACGGTTGTCTGATGAAGGCGAAGGTGAAGAGTTCCGTCAGTCACCAGACGTTCAACGTCGGCGCTCGCTCATTGAACCACTTCTATGCCTACTCAAATTGGGGCGACGCTCACGCCTTGCTGGGTGTTGAAGCCGACTTGTGTTGCATTGACGAATACCAAGACAGCGGCGGGGACATTCTTCCTATGCTGATTGAGATGTTGGCCTTGAGCGAATACAAATGGGTCGTTGTCTCCGGAACTGCGCGTGAGCAGGGCTCGGAGTTCTGGAAGTTATGGGAGAAGACCTCGAAGGGAGAATGGGATGGCGAGAAGTGGGTCCACGGCGACTCCGATATTATCGGCTACCACATTCAACAATCTATGCACCCAGAAATAGATGAGTCAGACATTCAACAGAAGCGAGAAACCTACACTCCCCGAAGATTTGCGAACGAAGTTCTTGGAGAATTTTTCGCAGGTTCGACAAAACCGCTCACATTTTCGGAAGCACTCTCAACTATTGACGCCAATAGGTCGCCAACTTTAGCACTCACAGCGCCGAAAACTTGTGTGATGGGAATTGATTGGGGTCGAGAAACGACGGTTGTAATCATGGACCCGAAAACCGGCGACATTCTGAACGCGATGAAATTAGACTCTCGGGCAGAAGATGAAGTCGAGGAAGTCAAGAAGTTGATTTTGAAATACAACGCCACGCAGGTAGTGTGCGACATTGGCTACGGAGCGCGACAAGTTCGAGAACTACAGGAGGAATTCGGGGAACGAGTGAAATCGTGCTACTATTCATCTCGGCCACTCACACCATACGAATACAAACGACGAGACAACAATCGGAATCTCATTTACATGGTTGTCGTGGACCGGACTTCGTATGTCGAAGAGGCGATTGAGGCAATCAAGAATCAAGAGCATTCTCTCCCTTGGTCAGATGACTCGCTTGAGTGGGTGTTGAACGAATGGACGGCACTCAACTCATCGGCGGAATCCGACGAGGCATCGAACAAACCCATTCGCGGTCAGCGCTTGACGAAGTATGGGAGGGATGATGACGACCACGCATTCCACGCCCTTGTGTATGCGCGTATTGCGGCTGACTTTGAGGACGAAGGTGAAGGATTTGAGATACGCACCTTCGGCGGTTAGCAAATAAACCCCCGTGGTCAGCGGTTCAAACATGGCGAAGTCGTCGTTCACGGACTACCTAATGTCCTTCGTTGCTGTCCCACTAACTATTGCATGGCTAACTTTCGCTTGTTATGTGATATACAAAGGACTCAACGACACGACTGGTTTGATTCAAGAAAACTTGGACTTCTATGTTGCACTAATCGCCATCATCGGGGGACCCGCACTTCTTTTCATCAACTCCATTTTGGAAATGTGGAAGTCAGAACAGACTACACAACAAAATGTATTGCCCCAGCGCCTTGAGTTAGAGATTGAGCAGGCACGGGCAGAAAACGCTTCACGCATATTGAAGGCGGAGGCAGAACAGAAACACCGCCAGATGATTGAGGAAAGACAGCAGGCTTACGAGCATGGCAAGAAGAAACCGCAACCCAAAGCGTGATAAACAGAAACAATGAGGAATCGAATATGGAAATTATGGGAGTTCAACTGGAACTATGGGTCGCTTTGCTGGGTGCTGTGTTAGCACTCGCAGTCTGGGGCTTGAAACAATACAAGAAAGTAATGGCAGATGGAAAGGTCACAATCGACGAAGTGATAGACACTCTCACGGGTGTTGAGGCACAGGTCGATGATGTAGTGGAGAAGACAGAAGCAGTCCGCTCCGCCATGAAGAAGGCTGAACTCATCGCTCTTTGCAAAGAGGCTGGCCTTCCGACAACCGGAACAAAGGCTGACCTACTCGCACGACTGGCTGAGGCTGAGGTCGAGTGACCGCCGAGTTAGAGGCAGAAGTAGCCGCTCTCAAACTTGAAATCAACACGCTGGCGACTAACCACATCGCCCACGTTCAAGAGGACATTCATTCAATCAGATTGGACATGGCCGTGATGAACGAACGTGTGAAGGCGCTGGAAACTTTCAACACGGACATTAAGGATTTCATCAAGGGTCACACTCAGAAGATTACCTCGTATCTGGTCGCTATCGTAGCCGCTGGACTCGGC